CCAGCCAATCCACGATTCGGGTCAACTATACTCGCCTGCTCAACACGAGAACTGGCGGTCACGAAGGCGATTTTGGCTGATTCCTCCAGCTTCTCAAACTGGCGAATCAACTTCGCCAGCGATCCGGATGTCATCGGCACGTTGGAGGCACGCACGAAATCCTCCATCGCTCGACGGTAATGCCCCTGCATTTTCGACAACGCAACCTCGTTGTCCCGGAGCGCAGTCGCCAACGAGTCAGACAACTTCTCCGCGCCCCGGGTGAATCCCGAAGCATCCAGATTCGCTCTCGCACTAAAATCGGCAACGATTTGCATCAGAGGTTCTTCAGGTCTTTGAAGGCTTTAGTTGCGGCCTCACCGACGGCATCGGCGAGGGTTCTTTGCATACGCGGCACTTCCTGCTCGAAAGCGGGCTTCAAGAACGGACGAGGCGGAACCCGCTTGCCACTCTGCACATGTATGAACCCATACTCCACGAGGTGTGCGTAGTTCGCGGGTTTGCGCTTACCAGCATTGCGCTCCAGATACTCTTCCTTCGTCTCCCCTGGCTCCTTCTTTATCCGCACACCACTCTCGTAGTAGTCCGTCCGAGGTCCAACAAGCCCTAGATAATGCTCGCCTTGGCGGTACACACGAACGACATTCGTCATAGACGCACGAAGCGCGCCTGTGTCGATCGAATCATTCTGCTCCAGCTTGCGTTGCGCCTGCGGCACCACCGGACTTGTCGCCTCCTTCATGCCCTTCGCCAGCACCTGCTTCTGTGCCGCGAGGTTGAGCATCCGGAGTTTTCGCTCCAGCTTGTGCAGAGGCTTTAAGTCGATTTTCATGTGCCTTGCGTAACCCCTCGATGTAGTTTTTGCGTGCAGCTATCGGCTGGATGTCGTCTGGGTCAGGTGGGAGGAAGTCGGACGGTTTGCATTTGACACCTTGAGAGTTGTAGATGGCACAGACGAGTTCAGCGTGTCTCTGGTCCAACCTCCGTTCCTTCCGCTTCCAAGCATCAATGAGAGCAGAGACTCGGTCATGTGGAAGGAAGTCGTACTCGGCATCGCTCAGCCCCAGCTCAAGACGGGCAAACGCCCAATCCCGAAGCTGGGGGCTTAGGCGTTTTTTTGTGGCATGATGGCCACAAGAGCTTCGTCGTATTTTGAAAGGTCGGACAGGTCCAACTGGTCAGCCAAGTGCTCCCAAGTCGGGAACGGGTTGGGTTTCTCGGCCACCGCGCACCACAAAAGTACCGCGAGAGCTTGCGCACCTCCGGCGGTGCGGACCGGCTCGGGGAGACCCGAGAACCGAATGCGCGCCAACGAACCCCACACGAGGGCGAAGTCCTTGTCACCGATCCGAACAGTGGCTGTGCTCATGGGACGAAGGTCGGCGCACCGGTGCCAGAGAACGTGACCGTAGCCACCAACTCGGAGTCGAGGCCAGCGTTGACGGTCAAATTGGTCACCCAGCCCTGCGACCAAAGCACTGCCGTTCCCGCGTCGGGGAACCTCAAGCCGAAGGTCATCTTCGTCTTGGCCAGCCAGTTGGTCTGAATCGTGACCATGTTGGTGTCAGCGGGGTCCCAAATGAACTCGGCGTCAACGGACATCGGCTCTCCTAGTCCAGGCAGGAACTCCCGAAAATTATCGGCGAGCACCGAAACGTCGATCATGCCGATCTCAGCACCTTTGAACGATCCGTCGCGAAGTTGAGCGACGACAGTATTAGGCGCCACGACCGGCGGGGTAGCGGAACCGATGAGCAATTCGGTCCCTTTAGCTGTGTAACGAGTAGGCATAGATGAAAGCGAGACTCAGTCTCAGTTCGAGGGTGTGGTTGATTGATACCAAGCAGAAAGACGCAAAAGAACCCCCTGAAGGTCAGGGAAGTCTTCTCGCGTATTCTCTTGGGAACGGCAAATGTATTTGCACGGATTCGGACTTGACTCAAGAACAAAACGAATCCTGTCGGCAATCGTCCAAGCATCGAACAACGTCCGAGCGTAAACAACCACCTGCAACTCGAAGTTGTCGTTGCGCGCCGACGATGGTGTACCGTTCTCCATAACGGGTGCCAAGTTCGACGAGATGATGTCCATGAACACGGATGGACTTTGCACCCGCTCTCCATTCGTGCCAAAGTTTATCCTGTCGGCTGGCACAAGCGAGATAAGCTGTGCGTCAGCAACCAAGCGGTTGTGCGTGTAGGCTGGAAAACTCATTGCCCGAACCTTTCTGCTGCTTGCACACTGGTAAACTGTTTGCGCCCGACTTCTTTAACGGCCACGATGTCCCACAACCGGGTGCCCTCCTGAATACGCCAAGACGTATTGATGTCAGGATAGTACCGGAACAGAAATACTGCCGTCGTCTCCTGCCTGATCTGCCCGGCGAGGCGGGTTTCTCGCCCACCAGATTCGTCCTTACGACACCAACGAGTTGAATCGACCGTCCACGTCACGCTCAACCCACCCATAGCATCCTTGGCGTTGACGGGGCGCAATAGGTCCACGCGACGATCGAATTGTGGTGCAGTAGCTGGCACAATCAAATGGGTAACAAAGATGTCACCTCAAGTCAAGAAAGGTGATCGGGGCGTCCTTCCGAACGTAAATTTTGTCTCTCTTCTCCAGCCCGAGGCAATGCGTGAGAACCGTCGAGGCTTGGGATTTATGACACCCGAGCATCTCGCGGAACTGCCTCGGTGTGATGTGATCGCCGGGCTTCATGGCCTCCAAAATAGGCAGTGCCGCACGTTGCCACTTGGAGAGCCGAGGACTCTTAACCTGCGTCTCCCGAGATTCATTGCGAGGTTGGGGTATGCGGGTTTCCGCGATTGCCCTGCGCATCTCCTCCCTCTGTTTGAGAAGCCGCATCTGACGGGCCTCGTAATTCATGAACATCCTCTCAATATTGCGCATCGTAGTGGAGTTCATGCCTACCTCCCTCCCCACGAACGGATTGATCGACGTCTGACGTTGACAACTCATGATTTTTTGTTGGTTCCTCCGAAACTGATAAAATCCACATCGATAGGTGCATGCAACATCTTTCGCCCGAGGGCCATGATTAGCGCGACCACACCGTCGATCTTTGCATCCCCGCGCTCCTTCGATGGGTAGTAGTACTTCACTGTGCCCTGCGACTGTTTGCGCACCACGTTCGACATCATCCAATTAAGCACCGGGTCGTTCTGGTGCACGATTCGCCCCTCTTCGATGAGCGCTTCAAGCTCCTTCATCGGCTCGGACATGTGTGCTGGTCCCTGATTAACCTCCACGATGTCAAACCCGGCCCATGACTGCACCCGGCCCATCAGGTAGTTCATCTCCCGCGGGTCATAGGCGACACACTCGATTGCGAACCGACGAGACCAATCTCGGAGCACCTGCTCAACGACAGCTTGGTCCGTGCGAGCGCCTTCTGTTTGCGTCAGCCAGCCCTCGTCCCGCCACTTTCGCAGATGTGCATTCTCAGGCAACTCGATGGTCTCCTCTGGCAGAAAGTGCTTGGCGAAGCAAGCAGTTTTGTCCCCCCGCTGGAACAGCACAACCATGCTGAACACGTCCACCTTGGCAGCAGCATCGATCCCGATCCAGCATTGCCCCCCATCGAACTGGTCTAAGGTCATCGACGGGTCGGCACAGGCAGCCCATTTCTGCATATTCGCCCAGCCCGCCTTTGCGCCTACCCACATGTTCAAGTGCTTCGTCCGGAACACTGCCTGTTCGGACGCCTTGCGAATCGCCTGCTGCTGAAGTGGCAGGTATGCCTGTGGCAACACGGAGACGCCCCAATTCGGATTCGCTTTGACGAGCGTGCTTTCCAAAGTCCAATCGTCGCCTTCGTCCGCAGAAAAGATGATGCCAAACTTCGTGTCGTCCTCGTAATCCCCGGCGAGGAGTTTCTCCACATCGCGCCAGTCTTCCCGACAGGGGCCACGCAGATTGTCCCCAGCAGTCGAAATGATGATGCCGAGGGCTTGCTCACGCGCACCCGTGCCGGTCCTCATCGTGTCCAAAAGCGAGCTATCCAAGTGCTCGTGATACTCATCCACGATGAAACAATGGGGTGATGCTCCATCGCCCGGCTTGCCGATGACAGGCATGAACTTCCCACCATCCGGCATGGTCAGGGCCGATCCGAGCACTTTCATCCCCGTCGAGGCGGGTAGCTTCGGCTCAGCCAAGCACATCTGCCGCGCCATGCCGAACACTTCCCATGCCTGCCGCTCGGTCGTGGCGCCGCAATACACTTCGGCCCCCGGCTCGCCGTCCTTCGTCAGCATGAACAGCCCGATTGCCGCCGCAAATGACGATTTGCCATTCTTCCGGGGGATGTAGATGGATGCCATCTGAAACCGGCGCAAACCGGTATCCCGATGCACCCAGCCGAAAATGGAACACAAGATGAACTTCTGCCACGGCTGAAGCAGGAGGCGAGACGGCTTCTTGGTCTTGGGGTCCGATCGTGCCCACTTACCCTTCACGTGTGGCAGAAGCTCAATAAACCGCACAGGACGGCTCGCCTTGGCGGGATCGAACACGTAGGGCCACCCTGACCCTGCTGATGCCTTCTCAAGGTCGGCAAGGTGCCTTAGACAGGCTCTGCGGGCATGCTGGCACGCGGGCAGCCTCCCTTCGACCACGTCGAGGGCGTATTGGTGCGCCTCCTGCACCTGCGGATACCCGTCAAATTGCATCGAAACCATCGGGTTCTCCTTCCTTCTCTGGGGCCGCTCCCTTCGTCCTCGCGCGAGACGCAGGTGACAACCCGAGTTGCTCTGCAAAGCCTTTGATCTGTGTTCGGAGCGTCGTCAGCAAAGTGCAAAGCGGATGACGAATCATCCCGTCCTTCTGCGTCGGAATCACCCATCCATCGACCCGGATCGTGTTCGCGACTTCCTCCTCGTCAGCCAAACATTTGCAGTAGAGCAGCAAGGTATGCCGGTCCGCCTCGGTCAACACGTCTTGCTCGGTCAGCAAGGCAGCATAATGCATCCAATGCTCCTTCCCACGAGGGCTTAGGCACTCCGGCGGGTCGAGCTGCTGCAAGGGTGGGTAAGCAGGCTCAGCCACTCGTGCCCTGGCGAGGCGGGGCGCTTTGCTCAAGGCGTCAGGGGCAAGCTGATCAATCGGTTTCCGGGGAGGTGGCATGGAAAAGGTGTTGAGTCGGTTGCCCCTGACGCTCCATCACTTCGATCGCAGCATGGCAGGAGGTGCACAAGGGCCGCAGGTTACTTTCGGTGAAAGCTAAATCAGGGTGAGTCTCCAGCGGTAGGACGTGGTGGACGTGTTGCATCGGTTCAGGGAACCCGCGATGCAGGCCGAGGGGGTCGCAGCAAAGCGGATGGTTGAGACGGAAGACCTCCCGGACTTGCCTCCAGCGGTAGGACGAGCGAATCTTGTCGGCGACAGAGCGCGCGGGACGATCTGGGGGGTGATGTTCATCGCAGTAGCTGCCGATCTGGATGAGCTTTCGGCACCCGGGGTGAAGGCAAGGTCGGCTTGGTTTGAACGGCATACTCGATGAGCGTCAGAATGGCGGCGGTTTGAGACTCCCCTCGAGTCTGGGCGAGGATGCGCAAGCTTTCCGCGTGCCACGGAGGGAAGCGGAAGTTGAGCAACCGCTTGGGTTTCTCTCTGCGAAGGGTCGGCAAGTCCATGAGCGTATTGAGACGCATTCTCGTCAGTTTGTAAAGCACGGATGCGCAATTGCCCTTCGATGGGGGTGAACGCGGTAGCGCTCCCGCGCTTGCCGCTCCCCTACGAGTTGTGGGGGCAAGTGGCCGCGTTAAATCTGTTACTCGCCGGTTGGGGCGGCCAAGACACCGCGTTAAATCCGTTAATCCTTGATTTTCCACTAATATAATCCGCGTTAAAACAGTTATATTATTGTGACACTTATCGTGGCAGGGGTTAAATCCTTGTACTTCAACGAGTTACGAAAACTCTGCCAAGCTGCCAAGTAACCCCCTATATCCCTCTCCTTATATAAATTTTTTCTTCTCCCGATGCTTCTCTACTTTTACCGCCGAACCCTTGGGGTTACCTGTTATCTTGGCAGCGATTTGTAAGTCCTTGATGATCAAAGTTTTACGCTGCCATATTGACAGCCCTCTGAAGAAACCAACAAGTTTATCGTGGCAGCGAGAACGCCTTGTCTATAGGAAATAACCTATTTATCTGAAATTAATTAGGTATTTACTTAGGACATCTAGGTCATTTATGTTACTTTCCTGTTTACAAAATGTAAATAGGTTCTTAATTCAAAAATCATTTTTTCAGATTTTTTCTATTTTTTCAGCGAACAGATTTTAGAAAATGCCCTGTTCGTCGCTACTTAAAATTTGAC